TCTGGTTGGTCTGTGTTAAAACTTCTTATTGCTGCTCCACTTAAATATCTTTGTGTATATGTCTTAGAAGTTAATACTGGTAATGTTGATAATAAATCTTCATCTCGAACAACTGTTTGGTTTATATCTGGTCTTCTATTTGCTACTGTTGTACTATTTAATGTATAAGAAGATAAATCTCCTCCTGACACTCTATAAGTACCTATAACATCGTGTAATTCTCTATGTGTTTGGTAAGGCATAAATCCATGTACTTCTCTTATTGCTAAATCATGTGAATTGTACTGAACATATGCTATCTGTAAACATCTAAAGTCAAATGGTGTTGTATCAAAGTGTACTCCGGTTTCGTTGTAATATAAGAAATATGTTCCTGATATATCTGCATGTGCTGGACTTTCCCATCCATTTACAAGTTCTGTTATTAGTTCTCCCCTACAATATGCTTGGAATGTGCCAGTTAAAGTTATCTTCCTTGTTGTTGAATTATAAGAAACTCCTATTGCATCATTATTAGTAAATCCTGTTGGTTCGCTAGTTACTGTCCTATCATTATATAAACTTGCTAGTTTAGTATCTATTACTGCATGTGTGTTAGTTCCTATATCATCCAAGTTTGTGTGTGAATGTTTGTGAAGTATTGTTGTTCCACCATCTGTTAAGTCTGTCTTTTGTATATCAGATAAGTATTTATTAGTAGTTCCTTCTGATATATCATCTGTGTCTAATACAACTACTCCTGTTTGTCCGTTAACACTATCTACATTTCCGCCTGTTGGGTTAATCCAGTCAGCATCATAGTCGGTCGTACTTATTTTTGATAGTATCTGTCCTGCTGTTCCGCCTGCTGGTAGTCCATTTGTTGCTTCTCCTGTGTTAATAGTAGTAAAATACTTTTTACCTGAACTATCTATATCTTGTAAAACTGTTGGCATAACTTACCTCCTTTTAAAAATTACAACTTGCATCGTATTTATCTATCATTTTTTGTCTTTCTGCTGGTCTTTCCTTTTTAAGTTTTGCTTTTAATTCATCATATCTTGATTGTAAATAACTTGCTATATCACTATTTTCATTTAATATAATTTGTGCTCCTAATATGAATGGTATAATTCCACTACATATTGAACTATCAATTTCAAGTGATTGTGATAAGTCTGTTATTTCAGTTAGTATAGGTCTATATGTTATTTTAATGTCCCCTACAAAGTCATAAGGTATCTGTATTTCGTTTGTTTTATTAAACTTATAGTCTAATACTCGTTGATATGTTAAAGTGTCTGTAATGACCTCTTCTAGCGTGTTATAGTCTGCTGGTAGTGTATAAGTAACATAAGGTCTATAAGTTGGTATTGAATACATATTTTCTTTGAATAAAGCATAGTTTGTAAATGAATAATAGTAATCTCCACTAAATCTTAACCTTGTTTTAGTTCCTGTACTTGTTATATTCCCACTATATGCAGTGTATTTATCAACACTTCCTGCTATTGTAATTGTGTCTAAAGTGTTCCAACTACCATTATATTCTTCTACATATACTGTTGCTGGTCCTTTTGCTTCAAAGTAGTAAGATTTCGCTAATCCACTCTCTACAATTACATCTGTGTCTTTATGTTCTTTTACATCGTATCCACCTATAAGTGGTGTTGGTAGTTTTTGACTAATTGTATGTACTTTTACATAGTCTGATAATGGTAATAGTTCTGTTTGTATTGCATTTAGTAAATAAGGTGCTCTTGCTTTATATTCAGCCGTATTATTTACATCAAATGTTCCGTTAATTGGTGCTTCATCTATCATAGTTAAAGCAATTTCGAATATTTTAGTTCCTGTCATTTTTTTATTTCCTCCCTTTTTGTTATTAAAAAACAGTATCAACATACACCAAAACTGACTATAAAATTATATGTCAATACTAGATGGTGCTAGTAAATACTGTCAGTTATATATTGTTTAATACAATTAGAAGAACGACCGAAGTCATTCATCTTATCTATTAAGCAACTAGGTGCATATAGATTGCATTTTTCTTACTGTTAAGAACGAATGCGTCATAACGAACTCTACCTTCGATAAGGTCTCCGTTAATTCCTGGAGCGTTTTTATGAGTTACGAATGATTGTAATTTGTTTGCTTGTACAGTTGCTCTTGGGTGTGCCAAGATAAATGCACAGTTAGTTGGTAAATAAGTTGAAGGTGCTAATACTAATTTAACTCCGTCTACTTCTCCTACCATACCATTAACTCTTTTACCCATTGCTATTTCAGATGCTAACATAAATGAAGTATCTAATTTAATAAATTTGTAGAAAGAGTATGAACATGCAGCAAGTCTGCCTTCTGTTGGTACTAAGTCATTTCCTAATGAAATTTGTCCATCTAAGAATACTTCGTATGCGTTTGTTTTAGTTACTGCTGCTGTTGCTGTATTTGAATTTGCTACTGCTGCTGCTCCCATTTTAGCGAATACATAAGTATCGATTTCTGGTGTTATAACTTCATCAAGTTGTCTAGCAAGTGCTTTTCCAGCAGACATAACTCCTTGAGTGTCATCGTTTGATTTGCTATCGATTACGATAGAGAATGAACGGTCTTTAGTTAATAACATAGTTTGAACTTCATTTTGTAAGTCAGCAGGTGTTCCATATCTTGCTATTCCTGATAATGTGTAGTCTGTCATTGCTACTGTTGGGATTGAGTAAACTTTAATTGTGTCTACACCATTCCATTCATAGTCCATGTTTGTAAATGCTTTTGAAATTGATTTTAAAGTAAATCTTTCATCTACTTTTTGTGAATATTTTGTTGCATAGTTAATTGCCATTGTTTTTCTCTCCTTGTGTTAAACACTGGGTTGCTTATAAGTCTGAATTAAATCCTTTTAAGAATGGGTCAGTACTATCTTGTTCAACCCCTCCGTGTTCTGAAACTCCTTTAACTGGGTTTCTTTTTGCGTTGTCTTGGTTTTGTTTTAATATTTCTAATTCTTTTAATAGTTCTTTGTTTGTGTGTAGAATGTATGCCTTTTCAATATCTTCTGACATTACTACTTCTTTTGGAAGTGTATCTACTTTTACATTAGGATTACTTTTAATAAAATCTTCATATCTTTTGTTTTTTAAGTCTTGTTGTTCTTTTTCTTGTAGTTGCAGTTTTTCTTCTGCTTTTGTTTTTTTGAATTGTGTGTTTTCTTTTAGAGTTTCAATTAGTTCTTTAGCAATAGTTTCGTCAATACCTTCTTCAATATATCTATTGAATTTGTTTAGGTAGTCTTCTTCTTCTGCTTGTTTCTCTTGTTGTTGAACTAAGTTAATAAACTCTTCAGGTGTAACACCGTTTTCTTTAGCCTTATTTCTAATATAAGTCATAATAGGACCATTGTTTAAGTTGTCGTGGTTTTCTTTTAACTTGTCATAGTTAAGACCTTTTTGAAAGTTATTGATTACTTCATCTAATGTTTCTACTTTAACGTCTTCGTGATTATATTTTGCTTTTTCACTTATAGTCTGTAAAAACGGTGTGTAGTCAATTTCTTTCACAACAGTTTCTTCTGTTTGATTTGCAACATCAACATTATCTTCTGTTGTTTCTGATACTTCTAATTCCCCTTCTTCAAAATTGAAATCTTCTGCATCAAGTTCAATGATGTCTGAAACTTCTACTGGTGTGTTTTGTGTTTCTTCCATATATTTCCTCCTCTGCTATGATAGGCAGTATGTCTTCTTTATTAAGGTCTAGACTTCAAAGACCTTATTTTTTATTTTACGTCTTCTATTGCTTTAAGCATTGCTTCAGCAGTTTTAATGTTATCATCCAATATTTTAAATTGGTTTTCTCTTTCTTCTTTCATTTCTTCTAATGCTTTAATCAAGTTGTCTACATTAATTACATTGCGTCCTTTGATAACTTCTATGATTTCTCCATCTAAGTTTTCTTTTTCTTCAATGTGTGTGAATTTAAACTCTTTCTCGTCTATTGTTTGTTCTACTATATATCTCATTTAAAAACCTCTCATTTCTTTTAATAGTCTTGAATTTTGTGTTGCTGTTCCTAAATACATTATAGGTTTACTTACAACACCGTATTTATAAGCTAAATAGCGCCTGTTAGAGAACGAACTGTTACCACCGATACTATTTATATACTCTACTATTGAATAGCCTTTATAACCCATATAAACAGGTGTAGGAACTACTGGTGGATTTAGTTCATCGCTAATCATTTGTATAAATCTATTCCACCCTAGGTCTAGTGTTCTATGTGGGCAATACTTACCGCTATAGTCTTGGTGTTTAGTTACTTTATCTATTCCCCAATTATATCTCTTTAATATGTCTGCTATAAGTTTAACTGCATTTTTTTCTGCTTGTATAAACTTATCTCCTCCAGATTTTGAATAACATATCTCTATTGATATTCCTTTTCTGTTTCCTTTACCATTTCCGCCATCTCCTGATTGCCAAGTGTTTCTATTTTCTTCTACACCTTGTACTACTTCTTTATCATCTACTGCATAATGGAATGATACTTGTTTATTATTAGAAGTCATATACTTAATTTCATTGTTTGCTGAAGCATCATTTGCGGTATTATGTACTACTATAAACTCAGGTTTCATTGTATAAGGACATTTAATACCATATTTATTTGGTGATACTAACATTTTTCTTATAAGCATTATTTCACTTCCTTGGTTTTTGTAAAATAAAACCCTAATACTAATGTCATTATTGGCATAAATACATCACTATTTATTTTGTTTGTTAATACTAAATAACTAAATAGTATCATTACATTTAAAGTTATAAGTGATTTAATCTTTAATAATTCTTTCATAATCTATCTCCTTTATTGAGGAAGGACTTGTTGTCCTTGCCCCATAAGTTCCATTACTGCTTGTTCAAATTGTTCATCTGGTAATGCTTGTAATTGTGCTTGTGTTTCAGGTGGTAATGTTTGGAAGAATGCCATCATCTGTTCATATTGTTCTGTACTTCCTTGTGCCATTTGTCCTTTAAGTTCATCTATCAATTCTTGTTTATTAGGTATAAGTTCATCACTTATTCTTTCAAGGTATTGTATAAATGTAATCATTTGACTTGCTAGTAAGTTGTCTAATGTAGTTTGTGTTGCCACTTCACTATAATAACCACTTGAACCAACTTCTGTGCTTGTAGTTAGATAAATGTTTTTAAGTTTACTAAAGTCATATGTTGCTATGCCTCTTTCTTCTCCACTATCTACCACTACTGGTCTAATACCATAGTTAGCACTTATCATATCTAATACCGATAAACTCATATCTTCAACAAAATCATAAAATCTTGCTTTGATATTTTCTAAAGGTACTGCACCTGATTTTTGTACTGCTATAATAGCTGATGTGTTTTTAGGGTCTATTGCTCCTAATTGTGCATCAGATACTCCAAGCATCTCTTTTGTATATTGCATAAGAAGGTCTATAATACCTGTTACTGCTTGACTTATGTTTCCTGTTTCTAAATACTTAACTACGTTACCAATGTTCTCTCCTGGTTCTAATTTAACCCCTACAGGTACTCCTAGTTCATTAGTCCAAGCGTTTATTCTCTTTTGGTCATATACTAATGTAGGAAATGCTGACATCATTGTATGATAGATAACCATAGCGAATAGTTTATTGATTGCTATTTGGTTAGGTATAATTCCCGATACTTCACTTCTACCATGATAACTATTCTTAACTGTCTTATAGTTTTGGAATATTACTGGATATCTTTTTAATCCTGTTGGTACATCTTTATAGATATATGCTGTGCTTGTGCATTTAGATACGTATATAAGTCCATCATCTTTTCTTTCATATGTTATTACATATAATGCTTTGCCATAACCATCTGCTTGTATTTCATTCAGTCCGTTATCTCCTGCCATATATGTATAGTCATAGTCTGGTGTAATAATGTCTTTATATTTCTTCATTTCTTTTTGTAAGTTCTTAACTAAGTCTCTACCTACTAATTGAATATAAGGTTGTTTTTCAGTGCAGTTCGTATTTGGATTGCCAAACATTACGTTCTGTCCATCTACTATTTCAATTTCAATCTCGCCTTTGTATTCTCCTAATTGTCCGTTGTATAACTTCTTACTAGGGTCAAACATGATATGACAAGCATAATCTCCTGTATCAAATCCATCTGCTAGTAAATCTCTTTGTTTACTTTCTAATCTAAATTTATCTAATACATTCTTAACTTCTTGTGTTGCCATTTCACTTGCTATGATACCTTCGTCTTCTGAACCATCTGTTTTATATTTTAAAGGTTCAAACTTAACTGATATGTTTGTTGATGCTATACTTGCTATCTTAAACCATTTAACTCTGTCTATAATGTTAAATACTGGTTGTGGCAAGTCTGTTGCTGGTGCATTTCTCCATTGTTCTCCAGCAGAGAATGCAAGGTTAGCGTTGATTGTTTCATAATAACCTTTACCATTGATAGTTAGTTTTTGGTTATAGTCTAGTCCAGCAAGGTATAATGCCCAATGCTTTGTGTATTTATCATTCATTTGTCTTGCCTCCTATTGCTATGTTCTCGTTGTATTCCATCAATGTTGAAAAATCTCTTTGCAGTTTTTCTTTTCTTCTTTTTTGTTCTTCTGTTACTGGGTCTAGTTTGATAGGTGTTTCTTTCTTACCAAATGTATAACCAATATAACCTGTAACTAAACTGAATAATAAATAAACTATTTCCATATAGTCCCTCCTTTAATTGAAACTCATATAACCTTTAGGTGCTGCACTAACTCCTATTGTGTCTAATCTCTTTTGATATTGTTCTTGTTCCCATTGTTGCTTGTTCGTTAACTCTAATGAACTATCATCTATTTGTTGTCTTATATAATATGCTATTGCTAATCCCATTATTAAGTCATCGTGATAGCCTTGTTGTGCTTCTGGTCTACCTTTTTCATTTCTTATAAATGTCATTGCTTCGTTTAATGTATCTCTATCGTATATCAAGTCTATATTCTCTCTCATTATCTTTACAAGTTCACTTATAATAATAGGTCTTGTTAAACTTGTTGTTTTAAATCCGTACGATAATATCATCTTATGCGTTATTGTATCTTCTTTAGTTCGATAGAACATATGTTCGTATCCTAACTTCTCTAGTTCTTTTATTGGATATGTACTGAAGTTACTCTCTATACCTAGTAAAGCATAATTGTAATACTTACCTAAACAGAACATTTGTTCGCTATATTTATCTTCATCGTATTGACTTCTTAATACTGCTACTTGTTTTCCTTCTTTACTTATTACTTGTCCTATGAAGTAGTCTGAGCCTTCTCCTGCTGTATCTCCGCCTATTGCATACTGCCATTTAGGTTCTGGCAATGAATATAGTCTTATAACTCCATTTGACTTATCTACCCACCTTATATTGCTTATGGTGTTGCCTACTCTATCGTATTCGAACTCACCTTGTTTGATTGGTTGTCCTACTTCTTGTAATCTCTCTTGTACTATCTCAACATCAAATACTGTTTCTCCTGTTGATATAAATGCTTCTTCTGGATTGATTGGATACTCTTGCTTGAATAAGTTAATATCTCCCGAACAGTTGTTCGCTATACACCATCTTCTCCA